TTGCCTCCACGTCGAGGAGATGGGCGAGGGCTGTCGTGCCTGCGGCGAACGGCCCCACAGCAGGCAGCGCCGTGATGCCGGTGTCGACGGTGTAGCCGGTCAGCCCGACGTCCGTCAGGACCGCCCCTACCCGGGTGCCGGTCTGCTGCGCCCCGTAGGAGAGCCCCTCGAGGTCGTACAGGTTCAGCACCGACAAAGCGGAGGTGGCGGTGATCTCCGCGGTCGCGTCCTTCCCCGACGCCGGCCACTGCTGCCGCCACGTCTCGATCAGCCCGGTCCAGCGGCGATAGGTGACGCCGGCCCAGATCGCCGACACGCGCAGCCACCGCTTCCGCCTGACACCCGGGTAGTACGGCGACGCGGTGTTCGTGGAGTCGAAGCGGCCGTCGCGGTTGTCGAACAGCGCGGCCAGCGTTCCCGGCGTCGTCCTGGACAGCTGGTTGTCGCGGCCGTCGCGGGTGTAGGAAATCTGGCGGACGTACTGCGACACGTCCGACCACACCCGCGTTACGTTCGTCGGGTCGTTCGTGAAGTCGATCTCGACCATCAAGTCGGGACTGTTCACGCCGACCGCGACGCTCACCTGACTCCCCCGGCGAACTTCAGGGTGCCGTTGCGGTTCGCCTGCACGATCGTCGCGACGATCAGGTCCGTCAGTTCCCGCTTGTCGCCAACGTAGTTCGGGATGCTGACGTTGACGGTCAGGCCACCGCCGATGCCGGCGGAGCCGAGCGGGATCACGGCTTCGGGGCCGCGCTCACCGATCAGCGCCAACGTCGGCGACGTGACGATGCCGCCCGACGCCAAGTGCGGGATGTTCGGGAAGTTGATCTCCGGGGTGATCTCGTGTCCGAACACCTTCAACGCCGGAATGTGGAAGTCGTTCCACACGTCGATCACCGCGTTGATCGCGCCTTTGAAGACACGCACGAGGATCCGTCCGATCCCTGACAGGGCGGCGATGAAGCCGTCGTGGACAGCGTCGCCGAGTTGGAACGCCTTCGCCCGTGCGGCGGCGATGAGCCCGCCTATCGCGTCGATCACGTTCTGAACACGGTCGGCGACAGCCTTCACGATCCCCGTCACCCCGTCGATGACGCCGTCCAGGATGCGGCCGCCGAGGTTCGACGCCTTGTTGAACATGTTCCCGAAGAACCCGCCGATCGCGTCGACCACCGCCTGCACCCGGTTCGCGACCGCCGTCGCTACACCGGTGACGCCATCCACGATGCCGTCGAGGATCCTGTGCCCCAACGCAGAGGCTTTGTTGAACATGTTCCCGAAGAAGTCGCCGATGGCGTCCACGACCGCCTGAACACGGTTGGAGACGGCCGTCGCGACACCGGTTACCCCGTCGACGATGCCGCCGACGATCTGCCCGCCGAGCGTCCTCGCGGCATCCAGCACAGCGGAGAACGCGCCGACGAGCGCCGACCGGATCCCGAACCCGTCGGTCGCCAACAGAACAAGCGGCGCGAACGGCCCCGAGATCAGAACGGCGATCTCCGGCCAATGGCTGCGGAAGAAGTCGAGAACCGTGGTCGCGGCGGACGCGACGGCGTCGAACGCGCCGGCCACGATCTGCCGGAACGTGTCGGATTCTTTGTAGGCGATGATGATGCCGGCGACGAGGGCGGCGACGGCGATCACGACGAGCCCGATCGGGTTCGCGGTCAGCGCGATGTTCAGTAGCCACTGCGCGGCCGTCCACACCGCTGTCGCGGCCGACGCGATCGCGGTCGCGGCCGACACGACAGCGGTGACCGCGCTGATCGTCAGCAGCACCGCCGCCACACCCGCCAGGACCCCGAGCAGGATCTTCGCCGTCTCCGCGTGGTCGGACATGAACTGCGCGAGAGACGCGAGCTTCGTTGACGCCGTCTCGAGGGCCGGGATCAACATGTTCCCGAACACCTCCTCGAGCCGTTGTATCTCGGCGTGGAACTTCGCCATCCCGCCCTCGGCGGTGTCCGAGTAGGCGGCGGCCTGTCCGCGCACCTTGTCGGTGACCTGTTGGATCGCGGCCTGCCCGGTCGCCATCTTGTCGAGCAGCTTCGCCTGCGCCTTCTCCGCCACCGGGATCTGGACGCCCAACTCCTTGTACTTCGCTTTCAGCGCGTCCATGTTTTTCGTGACGGGCATCAGGATGATCCCGAGCGCCTTCGCAGCACGGGTGTTGCCGGCCATCGATCCCGTCAGCATTTGCGTCGCCGTTTGTAGGTCGACCTTCTTCAACCGGGCGATGTCTTCAGCGACCGCGAGGTCTTTGATCGAGAGTTTCGTGCTGCCGGTCGCGACTTCGAGTTTCGCCAGCGCGAGCCGTGTTTCGTTGTCGGCGAAGCCGAGTTTGCGGCTTGCGTGTTCGGCCTCCTCCAACGACGGTGTCATCTCCTTGACCGACTGGTGAGTGATGCGGAGCGCGGTGTCGAGGCGTGCCTGGTCGGCCTGCCCTTCGATCGCGGCCTTCGTCGCCTTTTCCAGGCCGATCGCCAGGCCGCCAGCGATCGCCAACCCCGCAACGCCGGCGACCTTCGACAGCTGCCGTGTCTTCCCGGCAGCCTTGTCGAGTTCGTGCGCGAACTGCTTCCCCTCCGCGAGGATCTCGACCAGCAACGCAGGCATTTAGCGGCCGTCCTTCAACGCGTCACGCTTCGCCCGCGCGTACCCGAGCAGCGCGTCGAGCTCCGCCGGCGTGTAACCGGCGAGTTCGTAGGGGTGGATGCCCATAAGGTTCGGGTCGGCTAGGTCGGGGGTCCAGCAGTCGCGAGGGTCGAAGGCTGCGGGATCTTCTCGCCAGAGCCGTTTCCGTTCTGCTGCTCGCCGACGCCGTTCAGCGCCGGACGTGCCGGGGGGTCAGCGGCGGCGACCTCTGGCGTCTCTTCCTCGAGCGTCTCGATCAGGTCAGCGACCGGGGTGTCGCCGATCGTCTGCACCAACTCCTCGAACGTCAGCGTCGGCCACTTGCGGCGGATGCTCACGTAGATCCAGGCGAGCCAGGCGTCGCCGTCGACGTTCGTGATCCCCTCGTTCAGTTCTTTCAGCGACATCCCGTCGGAGACACGCTTGACCTCTTTCGTCTCCGGGAACGTCAGCTTGTCTGTCGGCACGAGCTCCCACCGCTGTTCGGCGACGGTGATGAACACCCGCTTCGCCGGCCGTGGATCTTCGATCATCCTGTTGCTCCTCTCAGAAACCGTTTCGGTGTGCGGACACCTTGACTAGCGCGTCCACGGCCGCGACCATCTCCGTGCGTTTCTCGTCGGCCGCGGGAACCATCGCCTTCTGCATCAGCAGCCCGGCCAGGTTCGGACGTTTCGACCCGCCGTGGTTCCGTGACCGCGGAGCCACGTAGAACATCCTGGTCGTCACACCGATACGCATCCGCCCCCACTGCGAGCCGATGTTGGCGATGTCCGCGCCCGCCTTCTGCTCCGCGAGCGTCCGGACGCCTTCGCCGATCTTCCGCATCGCCGGCCGCAACTCCGTCAGCACTTCGCGGCGGAGTTCCAGGAACGCCCGCTCGAGCTCCTTGTCGCCCTTGACCCGTAGAGACGTAACCATCTACGCGACCGGGTAGGTCACACCTGTCTGCGACGCGTTCACGAACGAGGCGGTGAACGCCGAGGCGTCCCCGACTTTCGCGTCCAACATCGAGTAATCCATCAGGAGCGCCGACATCAGGAACGCCGGGTTCGTCGCCGACCTGGCACCCGAAGTCGCGCGCACCTCAACCGTGAACGGTGTTGTCGAACCGATCAGCGGCTGAAGCGTTGCGTGGACCTTTGCGGCCGCGAAGTCCTGGAAGAAGTCGACGTCGACCTTCGCGTCGCCCAGCCCCTTCGTGATCGCCTTCGACGTTGCCCCCATCGCTGTGATGTCGACGCTGTCGCGGCTGTCTGTCAGCGTGACCTTCGACACGTGGTCTGAGAGCGTGACGCCGTTGATCGACACGAACGCGTCGGTGAGTGTGGTGATCGCCATTTAGCTTTTCGCCTCCTTCTTCGTCTTCGCGGGTTCGATCCAGCCGGCGGCCACGACGGCCGCCTCTTCGCGGTCTTCGAGCTTCAGTTCGACGGTTGCGCCGACCTCAGCCCCATACCGCTGTGCGCCCTCCTCGGACGCGATGGTGTAGCTCTTCATAGGTGCGCTCCTTTAGGGCTGCGACAGGCTGAAACAGCCGATCGTCAGGTTCGTGACGCCGGAATAGGTGATCGTCGCCATCCCCGTTGTCGGGTCGGCGAACAGCTGCGGGTTGAGCGGGCCGTAGAGGATGTCGCCGGTCGTCGCCGGGACGGAGAACGACTCGACCGCGAGCGCCGTGCCCGCGAACGGAGCACCGGCCGCGGTCGTCGCGACCGTGACCGTGATCGGCGCACCCGACGTGTTCTTGACCTCGATCCAGTTGTTGGCACCAACTGGTGCCGCGTCGCCGCCGCCGGTCGCGGCCGCGAACGTCGGCGCGGCCCCGACCCGGCTGACGGATTGCACAGTGAGCGTTGCCATCCAAACTCCTCCTTCTAGGAACCAGTTGCGAGAACTTCGACGCGCCACTCGGCGCCCAGCAGCGGCGGACGCCCCTCGAACACATATGTGCGGTAGCCGCTGAACGTGAGCACCTGCGCCGACGACGCAGACCCGCCTAACGTCTGGTCGCTCTCGATCGCGGGCTTCGCCGAGACAACGAACGCGTCCAGCCTCACCTGCGCCGCGATGTCGCCCGTGACGCCGCAGAACACCTGCACGGTGAAGTACCAGCGGTCCAGTCCGCGCGCCATCGCCAGGTCGTACTCGGTGTCTGCCGGGTAGAGATGGATCGTCGGCGGCGTCGGGTTCGCGAGCATGTAGGCGGACACTTGGATGTCGGTGAGCGTCGCGAGGTTCGCCGCGAGCCCGGCGCGCATTGCGGTTAGGTCGGCCATCAGGCGAACGGGGCGTGCCGGTTGAGGTCTGTGAGGAGGCTGTAAACGTCAGGGTCGGTGCGGGCGATCCGCATCGCGGACCCCTGGTCGATCCCAACGGTCACGATCCCGAACGGCGCCTCCCTGACACGCTTCAAAAGCTTCCCCGCCAAAATGCTGGTTGCGGCTCTGACGTTCTCCGGCATCACCGACCAGCCGAACTGGCCGGTCACCTGCACCGACCGCTGGATGTACGTCGGGAACCACTTCCCCGACAGGTACCGGATCACGATCGACTCGTACGGCCGGTAGTCGGCCGGGGCGTTGAACGGTTCCAGCACGTACTCGACGTTGTTCGTCCACGTCTCCGAGAACGTCCCCGACCCGGCACGGTCCAACGCGACAGCGGTGACGACGGCGCAATCGTCTATCTGCAACCTGCGCGTCGACTGCGGCGTGTAATACCTGACCTGTGACGCGTCGGTGTCGAGGTAGAACCGGCGGCCCGTCGTGGCGTCAACAGCACGGGAGGCTGCGTTGATCGCCATCGCGCAGTCCGAGTCGGCATATGTTTGGCCGGTCAACTCGAGCGACGCCTTCAGCACCTCAACCTCGATGTAGCCGGCCGGTGTCGATAGCGCGTGCGCGCGGAACTCGATGACCGCCTCCGCCATGTCTTGGGTGAATCCGCCGGCGGTGGTGGTGACTTCCCACCAGCAGAGGTAGGTGCCAGCGGTGTCGACGTCGAGGGCGGCCCAGTCGTAGCGGACGGTGCCGGCGGCGGCGCTGACGACGGTGGCGGCGGTGTTCACCTTCAGGACGGACGAGCGGACGGCGCGCATCTTGAACTTGACGGTTTGGCCGGTGAGGTCGTGCGCGGTGCCGTTCGCGTTCCGGATCGTCTCGGTGATCGACGGGTTGCGGTTCCCGACGAAGAAGACCGGATGGCTGCTCATGTCGTCCCCGGCCCGGGCGGACCGAAGCCGCCCCTGTCTGCTGTGCCGACGAGCTCGCCGTCGTCGGGTGACCCTTCGAACGTCACGGCGTCGGGCTGGCCGGTGTATCCGCCCGGCCCCGGCCTGGGCCTGGCGAAGAAGAACGTGTAGATCGAGCCGACCGCGCCCGAGATGAAGTTCGGGACCAGCGACCCGGTCGCTGCCACGGTCGCGGTGAGCGCGTGCGTGATCCGTTTGACGACGGACGCGGTCGCGGCGACGGTAACGGCCAGCGGTTTCGCGGTCTGTCTGACCATCGACGCGGTGACGGCCACTGTCGTGGCGGTCAGGACGCGGAGGAAGACCCGCAGCGCGGCCAGCGTCGCTGTCACGGCGACGGTGGTGGCGGTCAGACGCTTCGCCGTCTGCTTCACAACGCTCGCGGCGAGGGCGACGGTCGGCCACGTCACTCCGCTGTTCGGGGTGGCGTTGAAGTGCGCGAGGATCTGCGCGGCCGACAGGGCTGCGGGGTAGAGCACGACCTCGTCAGCTGTGCCGTTGAAGAACTCGAGCGACACGCTGCGTGCCCCGACGATCAGCGGGCTCGCCGACGTGGACGGGTTGACCGTCCCCGCAATCGTGTCGTACTGGACGCCGTCCATGAAGAACGTCACGTCCTGCGCCGAGTCGAACACCGCCGCGACGTGCCTCCATGTTCCGTTCGCCGTCAGCGTCGGCGCCGTCACGGAGATGTAGTCCTTGACACCGAAGGTGGTGAACTTCAGCTTCGCGGTGGTGTGGAGGCCGAACCCGTACGCGCCGTCTTTCGCGAGGAACCGGCTGTTCGCGCCGACGGCAGCGGGATTGATCCGCGCCTCGATCGTCATCGGGCCGGTCAGGTCGAACGCGGCGTTGTTGGTCGCGTTCGCGTACTGCGTCGACCCGTTCAACGTGACGGCCGTGTCGCCGTCACCCATCGACGCCGCAACGCCGAGCGTCGGGCTGCCGACGTAGGTGGCGTTCTGGCCGGCCGACCCGAGATCGGTCGCGACGGTGCCCGAGGGCTCGCCGAGCCGGTAGTACACGAGGGGGCTGTCGGCGAGGACGGACGCTCTGTAGGTGGCCCCGCCGACCGACGCCGCCATCAGCTTCCCTACCTGCTTCACCACTGACCCCGACACCGCGACGGTGGTGGCCGTCAGCGCGCGCAGGAAAACCCGCAACGCCGTCAGGGACCCTGTGACCACAACAACGGTGGCGGTGACGGGTTTCCCCACCTGCTTGCGGAGAGAGCCTGAGAGGGCCACAGCCGTCGCCGTGAGGGGCTTCCCGGCCTGCTTGACCAGGCTGGCCGTGACGAGGACGGTGGTGGCGGTCAGCGTCCTGAGGAAAACCCGGAGGGCGGCCAGGGTCGCGGTGACCGCGACGCCGGTGGCGGCCAGGATCTTGCCCGTCTGCCGGACCAGCGTCGCGGTAGCCGCCACCGCGGTAGCCGCCACGATCTTGCCGACCGCCCTGACCAGCGACGCAGTCGCTACCACAGCCGTAGCCGTGGCGAGCTTGTTCGCCTGCCGGACCAGGATCGCCGTCACGGCCACCACGGTCGCCGTCATGTCCTGCACAAACGCGTTCGAGGACGGCGCCGCCTGACCGTGCGCCGACACAACCATCGGCCCCGGCCCAGGAAGATTCATCGGCAAGTCAGTTCACCCAAAACCCGAAACACCAATGGACAGTGAACGAACCGGCGACGCTCAACGTCTTCGTGAACGCGATCGCGTTCGCAACAGACTGGTCGAACACCGCCGAGGTACCGCCGAACGTCGTCCCCAGCGTGGCACCGCCGGTCGCCGGAAGCGTCGGCCCCGTGAACGTCCCCTCACCCATGATCGTCGCGTTGTTGCCGCCCGGCGCGCCGATCGTCCGCACAACGAACGCCGCCTCGAGGAACCACGGCTGCGCGGTGAACGCGGTGCCGGGAACCGTCTGCGCCGCCGACGTCCCCAGTGTGGTGCCGATGGCGTTCGTCGTCGTGATGCCAGGCGCGATCGTCAGCGCTCCGGTTGTGGCGGTCGTGATGATCCCGCCCGCCTTGACGTAGTAGACGCGGCCTGCGCGTGCTTCGTCGCCGTAGAACTTCGTGTACTGCAACGGGTTCCACATCAGCACCGCCGTGGTCGCGGTGTCGGCGGCGAGCGGCGACGCGATCGGCGGGTCGAGATACGGGCCGTCTTGGAGCATCTGGCGCGCCATTAGAGGTTCCTTCCTTGGGCTTGGAACGGGACGAAGGTGGGCGGGTGGCCGGCGGCGACAGCCGCGGCGGCGCCTTTGTAGGTCACGATCACCCGCGACAGCGAGTTCGTCACACACGTCCCGTCCGCCGTCGTGACAGCCACGGTGGAGACGCCGTTGATGTACTCGATGCAGGTACGGACGTGGCGGACCGCCTCGTCAACGTTCGCCAGCGACGTCCAGCCGGCGCCCGGCCACGTCGTCTGGATCGTGTCGGTGGTGCCCATGCAGTACACACCCATCGCGACCTCGTCCGCCTGCGCGCAGTTCGCCAACGTGGAGATCGCCATCGCCGTCGTGGACGCCGACGTTGTCGCGTTCGCCTGGTCGAGCCACGAGCTCGAGGCGGCGCTCGCGAGCGTGAACACCCAGATCGACGCCTCGTTCGTAGACGCGAAGTTCGACGTCACCGTGGCTGTGCGGCCGGCTGCGTCGAACCAGGAGTAGACGGTGACGCGGCCGGCGTTCGACGTCCACTGCGTCTTGTCGGCGACCGTCGCGGTGTTCGTGCCGTCGGTCGCGTTCGTCGGCACACCCGGGTCGGTGATCGACGCGCCGGTCTGCACAACCGTCACCACCAGGCTGTTCGCCGGGATCACACAGGTGGAGGTCGTCGCGATCGACGTCTGCCCGGCCGTGTTGATCGGCCCGTTCGTCCCCACCTGAGTCGGGTTGCCGATCGCCATCTACGCGAAGATCGCCTTGAACGTGAACTGGATCGAGTCGCCGGACACGAGGTTGATCGCGGCGAAGTCCCCTTTGAGGAACAGGTTGCCGCCCGACGCCGCGTCGAACAGGCCGGCGCAAGTGACTGCACCGGTGCCGGTCGCGGTGCGGGTGCCGACAACCTGGAACGTGTCGTTCGTGACCGTCGTCGTCTGCCGTGTCACCGTCCCGACCGTGTGGTCGGTGCCCGCCGACGTCGTCAGGTCAACGAGCTTCTCGACCGTCGTCGGACCCAACGTCGTGTCGGTGACCAGGGCGGTCGTCTGCGCACCGGTCCCCCAGCCGATGTTCAGCGGCGTCGTGCCGGCGCCGTTGATCCGGTTCGTGATGATGTCTCTTCCCGAGTTCGTTACGACGGTCGCCATTGCTTCACCTTCCAGATCAGCCGCCGGAGCGGGTTGGGATGCCAGTAGCTGACGACGCCAAGGTCTTCGCGGCTGCCGTCAGCACGAATCACGACGGCGGAGATCGACGCCTCCTCAAGCTTCGTCTTGGCGTCCATCAGCGCTTCGGCTGCACGTCGTCGGTCTTCAGCCCGATTGACGAGCGCTTCGGCTTCTCGCCGCGCTTCTCGCCGGGCGCCGCGGTTGCCTGCTCCACCTCGGCGGTGTCGAACCTGCCGAACGTCTCCGACGGCTCGAACAGATCCTCGCGGCCCTTCAGAATCGGATGGTCGGCGGAGACGAGCTCGCCCTTCTGGACG